AAATATTTATGCTGACTGTTCAGCTTGTTTCTTATAAGTAAGATAAAGTCTATCGATAAGTCTATTCTTCCACTTACTGAGTAATTTACCTTCTAAGTTAAATGCCTCGATTTCCCAAGGTCGTTGTCTGTAAGGAATACGTCTCTTTGGGCCTAGTTCTTTACCTTCCCAACGTGCGTGAAGTTCGTTGTCAGATTTCCACCAACGTTGTTGAAATTGCTTTGTTGCAATTTGTTTGACGTGAACTAATTCGTGGGCCAAAGTTTCAAAAATATCAGAGTCATTGTGAATAATAATTTTATGATATTTATCAGGGTCAGAACCTTTTGCGTTGGCTAAGTGAACACCCTCACTTTTGATTGTGGTCTTTCTTACGTGGATCTTAATCTTCAAAGTGTTTTGAAGTCTTTTAGATACTAACTCACTAAGAAACAAGTTTGTTGCTTCTGTGAGGTCATTAACTAATTCTTGATCTCTCTCATTTCTTGGTAGAGATATTTCTAGTTTTTTCATCGTTTGCTCTCTTTCTGAATAAATAAATATTCATGATTACTCAAAACGAGTAATCAAAAGTATTTATAAACTATCAGGTAATTTATGTTTAGGGTCGATGTCGTTTAACTCTAAAAAATAGTGAGTCCTTAAAATCTGACCTACTGATAAGCTATCGTTCTTTTTAAAAAGCAGTAAAACTCTTACAAAAGCGTTT